AACTTAAGAATAGCGTCGATACTAACCTCCTTATTCTAGATGAGATCTTTGATGGTTCTCTTGACCAGCAGGGTGGCAGTGACCTTGGTTGGATTCTTAGAAACTTTGATGACAACACAAATGTATTTGTTATCTCTCATAAAGAGCAGATGGTTGACAAGTACGACAGAACACTTAATGTTGAGAAGGTGAAAAACTTCTCTGTAGTACGTGAAACAATTGCTGACGAATGACATATCCAAGTCTTAGAACAAATGATGGGTGGGAGATATTCCCTCTGTTTGCAAAGGCAGTTTCTCTCCATCACGTTCCTGATGAAATGTGTTTAGACCTTCAGGAAATGGCACTCCAATGTGATTGGAGAGAAGATGATGGCAGTGATGGAACTAATGGTGCTGTAACAGCACAAAAAAATGTTCTTGATCTGAATGAAAAAGTAAAAGAACAATTGTATAACATCGTTCTTGATTATGCCATCAGAACACTGGGATATCTTTGTGATGTTCAGTTTACAACTTCATGGTTCACTAGAACATATGAGGGGGGATTCTGTGAAGAACACATGCACAGCAATTCCTGGTTGAGTGGCATCATCTACTATGGTGAATATGATGAGGGAAGTTCTGCAATTCAGTTTGCTGATGCTAATCCTTCTAACATATGTGTTCAGACGATGGAATTTAATTTCTTTAATTCTTATTGTTGGAACTTCACCCCAGAGAAAGCTATGATCCTTTTGTTTCCTAGTGATCTGAGGCATAAAGTTCTGAGGCATAAGTCTGAATGGACTCGCAACGCCTTAGCATTTAACGTTATGCCTAAAGGTGATGTGGGTATGCAGGACAGCACGTTCCAATATTAGTAGTGTCACAGGGGGGTCTTCGGGTCCCCCTTTTTGCGTATATAGTATGTGCATCGACGGAAGACGCCATGCTTACTCAAGAGATCAAAGGCAACCTTGCCAAACTGCTTGCCACTGAGAACCTTGTGGTAGAGCATCGCAGCTGCTCCACTGCTTCCTTTGACGTTAACAATCGTATTCTGACTCTGCCTAAGTGGGATCGTGCATCCGCTACAGTCTATGATCTGCTGGTTGGTCATGAAGTCGGACACGCTCTCTACACCGATTCATGGGGCGACTTTGATTGTCCGAAAGACTATGTAAATGTGACCGAGGATGCTCGCATCGAGAAGTTGATGAAGCGTCGCTATCCTGGTCTTCGCAAAGCATTCTTCAATGGGTATCGCGAGATGCATGAAGATGACTTCTTTGGTGTTGAGGGTGAGAATCTTGATGCTTTAAAACTTATTGATCGAATCAACCTGCACTTCAAGATCGGTGCTTCGATCATCATTCCTTTCTCCGATGAGGAGCAAGAGTTTGTTACCATGACTGCAGATGCAGAGACTTTCGATGAAGCAGTTGTAGCAGCAGAAAAAATTTGGGAGTTCGCTAAAGCAGAACAAAAGAAGATGGAGGAACTCGCTAATGTTCCTCAGTCTGGCAGCGATGGTGGATCTTCTCCGTCTGAAACTCAAAGCACCGATGGCGAAATACCTGAGCAGCAACAGGAAGGTCGTCCTGATTTGGGTGATGACAATACTGACTATGCAGACTGGGATGATTTTGAGCAAGAAGAAGGTCCTGGTATCGGAGGTGGTGATATTGCTGAGTCTGATACTCAGTCAAACTTTGATTCTTCTTCTCAAACTCTTAGCAGCAGATCATTTGATCGCACTACGTATGTGGACATTCCCACTATTAATTCTTCCGAGCATGTCGTTGATTGGAATACGATTCACAACTGGATCGATGAGTGTTCTTCCGAAGACAAGTCTGTCTATGAATGGGTAGACTCTCAGTACAAAGATTTCAAGAAGTCTGTACAGAAAGAAGTTAACTATCTTGTCAAGGAATTTGAGTGCAAGAAAGCAGCAGAGGCATACTCTCGTTCAATGACTTCTCGCACTGGTGTTCTTGATTGTGGTGTACTTCATACTTACAAGTACAGCGATGATTTGTTTAAGAAAGTGACTATCCTTCCTGAGGGTAAGAACCATGGTCTGTTGTTTATTGTTGACTGGTCTGGTTCTATGGGCACCACCTTGATGCCCACTCTCAAGCAACTGCTGATCTTGTGTATGTTCTGCAAGAAAGTTCAGATCCCGTTTGAAGTGTATGCATTCACCAATGAGTGGAGAGCTGCCGAGCGTGCAATCAACAACTGCGTTGAGACTAAAAAAGATGATTACTATGATGATCGCGCTAACCTGAAGAAGAACGAGGTGTATGTTAGCAAGTCTTACTTCCGTATGATGAACATTCTTTCCTCACGTTCTAACTCCAAGAACTGGGAACGTCAGTGTATCAACATGTTCCGTGAAGTTTCTACTATTTGTTACTATGTTGGTTATCAGCAAACCATTGGTATGGGTCTGTCTGGCACTCCTCTCAACGAATCTATTCTTGTGATGAAGTCAATCATTCCTGAGTTTAAAAAGACTTCTGGTGTCAGTAACATCAACCTTTGCATTTTGACTGACGGAGAATCTTGTAGTTCTACCTATGGTTGTGAGGTTCAGTATCATGATGAAGAACCCCATGTTGTTGGTCGCCGTCTTGATGGTGGTGATGTAGTTCTGCGTGACAGAAAACTTGGTCGCACCTACAACCGACTGGATGGATGGACTGAGCAGACAAACGTGTTCATCAACAACCTGAAAGAAACTCACCCCAGTGTCAATGTCATGGGCATCCGTCTCCTTGATGGTGGATCAGGTCTCTCAAGTTTTTATCGTCGCTATTGTGTCGATTCTGCAGACGGACTTGATAAATTGTATAAGGATTGGAAGAAAACTAAATCTGTTATTCTTCCTAACCCTCTTGCATATGATGCTCTGTATGTGATGTCTGGAAAAACCCCTACTCAAGAAGCAACACTTGACGTGGATGCTGGTTCTTCCAAGACTGCTGTTCGTGCTGCATTCCGTAAGATGCTCAAGACAAAACAAAACAATAAAGTCATCCTGAACAACTTCATCAGTCAGATCGCATAGTGTCCACTCTGCCCCTGACTCTGCCCACGCTTCCCCTATACTTACTTCATACGCAACCAACCGATGCCTGCCAAGTCTGACCTGACCACCACACAACTTACTTCTTACCTGACCGAGAACTTCGGGAGTGACATCAATGCTGATCACGTTCGTTCTGCTTGCGACCATTTTGGTGTTACTTACCCTACTGCTGTCAAGCGTATTCGTGATTACAACGTGGGTCGTGGTAAGTGGAACCTTACTGTTCAAGAAAAACTGGAGCAAACTTTTGAGGCACCTGCAGCAATGCCTGCTGTGGAGCAGAACCTCATTCCTGAGAAAGACGATACTTTTGTCCCGTTCGGTAACTTCACTGATGTGAAGAAGATCATCCAGTCCAAGATGTTCTACCCTGTGTTCATCACTGGTATGTCTGGTAATGGTAAAACTTTTGGTGTTGAACAAGCATGTGCTGCTCTAAATAGAGAGATCATTCGCGTGAACATCACCATTGAAACTGACGAAGATGATCTTATTGGTGGGTTCCGTCTTGTTAATGGCGAAACTGTTTGGCATAATGGTCCAGTCGTCGAAGCTCTTCAACGCGGAGCTGTGCTGCTTCTAGATGAGGTTGATCTTGCCTCTAACAAGATCATGTGTCTGCAATCTATTCTGGAAGGCAAGGGTCTCTTCTTGAAGAAGACTGGTCGCTACATCAAACCTGCTGCTGGTTTCAACATCATCGCCACTGCCAACACCAAGGGCAAGGGTTCTGATGATGGTCGTTTTATCGGCACCAACGTTCTGAACGAAGCATTCCTTGAGCGTTTTGCTTTGACCTTCGAGCAAGAGTATCCGACTCCTAAGGTTGAGACCAAGATCCTTGAGCGTCTTGGTGCTACCATTGGATTGACTGACACAGAATTCTATGGTAAACTTGCAGACTGGGCAGATGTTATTCGCAAAACGTTTGCCGATGGTGGTGTTGACGAAGTTATTTCTACTCGCCGCCTGTCTCATATCATTCGTGCGTATGCCATTTGGGGCGACCGCATGAAAGCGATCAAGGTCTGTGTCAATCGCTTCGATGAGGAGACTAAGACTCTGTTCCTTGATCTGTACACCAAACTCGATGAAAACGTTGAGATGGAGGAAGACAATGAGTGATAAATTTCATGGTTATGTTGGACAAGTCGCAATCCTAAAAAATTGCGACTATAAGTCTGGTAAAATTATGAGTGGTGAGGGAATCAAACTCACCATGCAAGCAATTGACGGCACGATCTTTGAGTGCTATCATGACAACATTGAGTACATCTGGGGTAAATGACTTTCAAATATAATGAAGATGCTCTCATCCAAGAGCTACGTGACTACATCGCCAGCACATACAATCAACACTATTCTGCTGGCAATGACAAGATTCAGACACTGGATCTAATCGAATCTGTTGGCGATGCTGAAGCATTCTGCCGCAGCAACATTCTGAAGTACGCTTCTCGCTACGATAAGAAAGGCACTGCACGACGTGACATCGTTAAGATCCTTCACTATGCACTGCTGCTTCTCCACTTCAGCGACAAGTCCTCTGTTACCGAAACTTACAATCAATGAATAAAGTTATTCTTTCTGAACAAACTCTTCAGGTCCTTAAGAACTATTCCACAATCAATAGTTCCATCCTTATTCGCGAAGGAAACGAACTGAAGACAATCAGCGTCGGAGAGAATGCTCTTGCACAATATTCATGTGAAGAGAGTTTTCCTCAGACGTTTGGTATCTATGATCTGAACCAGTTTCTTGCTGGTTTGACTCTCTTCCAGAATCCAGTTCTGGAATTTGATAACGAAAATTATGTGACTATTCGTAGTCGCGGTCGTTCTGCCAAATACTTCTTCTCGGATCCTGAGATCACTCTCAAGTCTGCTCCTGAGAAGAACATCAATTTCCCTGGTGCTGATATTGATTTCAACATCACCTGGGAAGATATCACTTCTCTGCAGAAAGCAGCAGCAGTTTACAACCTGACAGATCTGGTCTTCAAGTCTGAGGACAATCAGATCAGTCTGTATCTTCGTGACTCCGAGAACGAAACTAGCAATGACTATTGCCAGACTATCGCAGGAGACACGACTGGGGATTATGAACTAGTCCTCAAAGTGGAACACCTTCGCCTGCAACCAGGCGACTATCATGTTAAGGTGTCTAAGCATCTAGTTTCTGAGTGGCGTCACACTCGTCTGGATCTTGTTTATTATATTGCATTGGAGTTTTGATGAAGAAGTTTCTGTGGGTTGAGCAGTATCGTCCCAAAAAAATTGATGACTGCATTCTGCCTGACAACCTCAAGAAACCATTTCAAGGATTTGTAGAGCAGGGAGAGATCCCTAACCTGCTTCTCCTGGGGTCTGCGGGTGTCGGTAAGACCACTGTTGCTAAAGCGTTGTGTGAGGAGATCGGTGCCTCTTACATCGTCATCAACGGGTCTGATGAAGGACGTTTCATTGACACAGTTCGCAACCGCGTCAAGACGTTCGCATCCACAGTCTCTCTGGTCGGTGGGGCACCCCACAAGGTCGTTATCATCGACGAGGCAGACAACACCACCCATGATGTGCAACTCTCGCTACGTGCCTTTGTAGAGGAGTTTCATAGCAACTGCCGATTCATCTTCACTTGTAACTTCCAGAACAAGATCATTGAACCGCTGCACTCACGTTGCACGGTCGTTGACTTTCGTATCGCTAAGGCACAGCAGCAGAAACTTCAAGCGCAGTTCTTTGGTCGCTTGAAAGAAATCCTTGACGAGAATGAGATTGAGTATGAGGATAAGATCCTTGTCAAACTCATTGGTCGTTACTTCCCTGACTGGCGTCGTCTGATCAATGAGACTCAACGTCACTCAGCATCAGGTAAGATCGACACAAACATCCTGGTTGATATTGCTGACATCAATCTAGATCAGTTGCTAGCTGCACTGAAGAACAAAGAGTTCACAACTGTACGCAAGTGGGTTGTGGAGAATATCGACAATGATCCCAACATTGTTATGCGAAAGATCTACAATCTTTTGTATGAACAGATCAAACCTAAGTTCATCCCTGAGGCAGTTTTGATTCTTGCAAAGTATCAATACCAGATCGCTTTTGTTGCTGACCAAGAAGTCAATCTTCTTGCCTGCCTGACAGAGGTAATGATGGGTTGTGAGTTTAAATAAACCTTAAGAAATACAATGCAAGTAAGCAAAACTGACCTTATTCATCATAAAATACAAGCAGCACTCCGAGAGAACCTGTTTATGGATGATGACCTGAAGTACCTAGGATTCAATGAAGAGAAAGGAGAGCATGAGTACCAGATCAACGGACAACACATTGTTGTTACAAGTCAAATCGAAGACTTCGACCAAGTTGAAGAAGACGACGCCTGAAAATGTAGCGGAAGCAAATGATGGTTTGTTTCGTGCTACAATGAACCTTCCTGCTGCTGCCGCTCATTGTGGAATGACTGAGCGTGAAATGAAGCACATCTTTCGTGAATACCTGAAGTACAATGCCCCAGACTATGAAATCCCTGAAGACTCCCCTTCGCTATCCAGGGGGGAAGA